GTACAAGCGCAGCGACGGCACCACGGTCGAGGTCGAGGTGCTGTTCCGGTCCTTCGACACACCCAAGGACGTGAAGAAAGCCCGGGGCATGCAGCTCACTTGGCTTTGGATCAACGAGGCCGCGGAGATGGAGAAGCCCAACGTGGACATTCTCCTCGGCCGGGTTAAACGCTACCCGCCCCGGGCACAGGCACCCAATGCGGTCTACAGCGTGGTGATGGACATGAACGCGCCGGCCGCGGATCACTGGATGGCCGAGCTGGCCCTGCGCACCCGCATGGAGAGCTGGCGCTTCTACATTCAGCCCGGCGGCGTCGTGAAGGTCGGCAACAAGTGGCACGTCAACCCGCTGGCCGAGAACCTGCAGAACCTCGCGCCCCGGTACTACGAGGACCAGATCGAGGGCAAGAAGGACAGCTGGATACGCAAGAACCTTGCCAATGAGTTCGTGCACCACTCCGACGGTCGGCCGATCCACCCCGACTTCTCCGAGGTCGCGCATGTCGCTGATCTCGAGCCCACCCCGGGCCTGCCCCTGCACATCGGCATCGACTTCGGCCGCACGCCGGCAGCCGTCGTCGGGCAGCGACAGATCAACGGGCAGTGGTACTTCCTGCACGAGCTGGTAACGAAGAACATGGGAGCCGACAAGTTTGGCGTGCTGCTCCGCGCCTTCCTGAACGAGCAGTACAACGGCTACCACATCAGCACGATCACCGGGGACCCGTCGGGCGACAGCATGGCCCAGACCCGGGACGAGACGCCGTTCGACATGCTGCTGGAGTCCGGTATTGAGGCCTTCCCCGCCTACACGAACGACCCGCTGATCCGCTATGCCGCGCTAGACCAGCTGCTCACCACGATGATCGAGGGGCAGCCGGCGATCCTCGTCGACCGCAGCAACTGCCCGACCCTGATCCGCGGGCTTGCCGGGGAGTACGAGTTCCGCCGCATTCAGGTGGCCGGATCCGAGCGGTACCACGACCAGCCCGACAAGGGCCCCACGTCGCACGTCTGTGAGGCCGGGCACTACCTCCTGCTGGGCGCCGGAGAGGGGGAGCTGTCGTTTACACAGGGCGAGAACGAGGACATACTGGAGCACGAGATTGACTACGCGGCTTTCGAGTGAGCCGCATCACCCCTGAGGAGGGACTGCAATGCCGTTTTTCAACCTGAACGACAACGATCTGGGCAACCTCGCCAAGGCTGCAGGTAATCGCTGGGACCGCGTGCGCGGCATTCTCGGCCTGCTGGGCGACAAGGCGGACGATCTCGAGGCTGAGGCCGGCAAGGCGCTCGACAACGCTCGTGCGGCTACTGAGGCCGCCGTGGTGGCTGCGGCAGCTGCTGGCAAGATCGTCGACGAAGCGGTCGATGAGGTCACGAAGGTGGTCGACAAGGCAGCCGCCGACGCCAAGGTCCTGATCGGCGAGGTCGCCCCGGAATCTCCGCCTGAAGGCACCGAGCCGGGCGAGGGCAGCGGATCCCCCAGTGTCGAAGGCGGCGCCGCCTAAACCCACCCCACCCCCGGGAGTAAGCCATGCACGCGCTGGTCAAGATGCTCGAGGCTCAGCTCACTGAGTCGGACTCCTCGCAGCACGAAGTCGGAGAGCAGCGGGAGCGTAACCACCGTTACGTGACCCTGCAGCCATTGGGCAACGAGCAGCGCGGGCGCTCCCACTACATCAGCCCGGACGTACTGGACGCAGTTCAGGCGAAGAAGGCCCTGTTCTCGGAGACGTTCTTCTCCGACCGACAGACTGTAATGTTTAACCAGACCACCGCTGGAGTGCCCGGTGAGGCAGACGCCAAGACGGCTTACGTCAACAAGGTGTTCCGGCAGAACAACCACTACCGGCTGTTCCGCGACGGCTGGCACGACGCATTCGTCGCCAAGCGCATGGTGGTGCTGGTGTGCTGGTGCAAGAGCACCCGAGAGATCGAGGTCGACGTCGAGCAGACGATGCCCGAGCAGCTCCCCGCGGTCGTGGAGCAGACCCTGCAGGGCAAGAGGCCCCTGAGCATCGACACGAGCGAGCTACAGCTGGATCAGGTGATGACCCCGCAGGGCCCGCTCGCGCTACTGACCGGCACCGTCAGAATCGAGGTCGACGACAGCTACCCCAAGATGGAGCTGTGCGTCCCTGAGCGGTACCACCGCGACCCCATGGCCGACTACCCGTGCCGGGCCCAGTGGAACACCTACGAGGAGGAGGTCGCGCGCGGCACCCTGATCGAGGACGGCTACGACCCCGAGCAGGTGAACCGGCTGACCAACGACTACCGGTTCCGGTCCAACGAGGAGGACTTCAGCCGGAAAGCGCACGACGCCAGCTGGTCCCAGCGCCGGCAGACCAACCGGGAGAAGAATCAGGAGACCATCACCCGGTACCGCACGTGGACCTACATCGATCTCGACAAGGTCGAGGAGTCGGGCGAGGATCTGGAGCTGAGCTTCGACCGCGCGAAGTACCCCGGCGCCAACCTGTTCGAGGTGCACTGGTCCCGCGGCGAGATCCTCAAGCGCGAGGACGGCACGCACTGGATCGAGCCAGCCGAGGAGATGCCGTTCTTCGAGTGGACTGAGATCAAGATCAGCCACGCCGAGCACGGGATGTGCACCGCGGACCTGTCTGCGCATACCCAGAAGGTGCAGTCGGTCCTGAAGCGGCTGATCGTCGACAACAACCAGCAGCGCAACAACCCGCGCACCGAGGCGAAGCTCAACGCCATCAAGAACCCGCGCGACCTGCTGGAGAACGGCATCGGGACGACCCTATGGGTCCGCGAGACCGGCGCCGTGAACCCCCTGAACGTCCCCGACCTGTCCCCGATGACCATGAGCGTGATCCAGATGCTCGCGCAGGACGGCGAGCGTAGGGACGGCTACAGCTCCCTTGGCCGCGGCACGAACAACGACGCCGTGCGGTACCAGAACGCAGACAGCATGATCGAGCGTTTAACCACGGCAGGTACCCGGCGCCCGATGTCGGCAGCCCGGGACTGGGCCAATACGTTCCTCGTGCCCCTCTCGCAGTACATCTGCCGGCTGGCCATGCGCCACGACGAGAGCGTCGAGCAGCAGGAGATCCGCGGGCGCTTCATCGTGGTCGCACCGCAGCAGTGGAGGGACTATGACTGCGAGATGACCGTAGCCACGGCCCTGACGCCTCAGGAGCGGCAGGAGCACGCTGCGAGCATGCTCACGATGCACACGGTCATGAAGGACGACCCGGATCTGGCGGCCATGTATGGCGCCCCTCAGAAGCATGCGCTCATAGACTCGATCTTCGAGGCGCTGGGGGTCTCCGACTCCACGCCGTATCTCATGCGCCCGGACAGCCCGGAGTACATGCAGAAGCAGATGGAGGCGAATCAGCAGCAGCAGCAGGTGCAGGCGCTGCAGATGCAGGCAGCCGGGATGCAGCTGCAGCTGGCGCAGTCTCAGGACAGGCGCGAGTGGGAGAAGCTGCGCTGGGATCAGACCACGGAGATGGACCGCGCGACCCGGGAGATCGAGGAGCTGGATCACAAGAAATTCGTCGGCCAAGAGCAGGTGGCTCTCGGCTGGTCGGAGCACTATCACAAGATGGAAGTCGATGCGGCCGAGATCGAGATCGAGCGCACGCAGCGGAGGCAGGCAGATGTCGGTTAAAGGTCTTGTGAGCAGGCAGGAGCGCGTCGCCACCGGGCGGCTCGCGAACACACGATGGAAGCGCATGCGGCGCAGGGTGGAATCAGATGGCACAAGGCAACGGGACAGGCAGGAGCGGGCAAGGCAATTCGCGCGGGACAGGCTCAGGCGAGCCGGAGATGGACGAGCCGACGGTACAGGCGCTGATCCAGATGGGGCAGCAGGCAGCGCAGCTGCTGCAAAACCAGACGTATCTGCTCGCGCATCAGGGATCGATCAACGACCTGATCAACGAGCTGGTAAGCAGCGAGCCGCACGAGGCGAAAAAGCGGGAAAGCCTGTACCTGCAGATAAGGGCTCACGGTCTCGCCGCAAACCAGCTGGCGATGATGGTCGGAAGGGCTCAGGACCTGCTCGAAAGGCAACGGGCAGCACAGAGTCCAAGCGACGGGCTCGACAGGCAAGGCTTCGGTCTCAACGACGACTGGCAGCCGGAAAATCCAGCGCCTGACGGATTCATGTAGGCACCCGTTTAACCATTGCACAATCGCTAGAGGCGACATATCATGCCAGACAACGTAGATCAGCAAGCCCGGCAAGGGCAGCAACAGGGACAGGGCCAGAGCTTCGCAGAGCGAACAGCGGCACGTCTCGCAGGGGAACGGGCTCAGAGAGCAGAGCCGGAGCCCCGACAGCGGCCGCAAGGTGGCGAGCTGGATCAACGCATCGAGCAGCAGGACGACCCCGATGAGGGACTCTCGCCGCAGCTCGAATCAGCCGTCGATAATGATGACGCACCCGTAGGCGACATCGCCGGCGACGAGCAGGACGACCCGGAGGCCCTCCTCGATTACGAGGAGAATCCCGACGGGGACACCGATCCTGACGAGTCATCGGTCGACTGGGAAAAGCGGTTCAAGGACACCCAGCGTGAGCTTACGCGGGTGAACGAGGAGCGCAGGGAACGGGAAAGTGAGCAGGCGCAGATCATCGAATCGGCCGTAGCTCTCCGACACGAGTTTGAGGATCAGCTCGACGTGGCACGCCGCCATGCGGCCGTTTACACGGAGAGCTTCAACCAGCAGATCGCCCAGATCGAGCAGGCGTTCCAGACCGGCCAGATCGAGCCGGACAAGCTGGGAGAGGCGCGACAGTACCACCAGTCGCTGATCCAGCAGCGCAACCAGATCCAGCAGCAGGTACAACAGCTGGAGGCCATGGACGCTGACGTCAAGCAGAAGGAGAGGGAGCGGAAGGCCGAGATCGCAAGGCTGAGGCTCTCGCGGACCATTCCCAACTGGAGCCGGGAGACGTACCAGCAGATCGCGCAGTACGCGCAGGAGCGGGGCTTCTCCGCCAAGGAGTTCGCAGAGACGACGGATGCCCGTCTGATCGAGCTGCTCCACGACTCCATGACGCTGCGGAAGGCTGGCAAGAACGTCCAGCGTGTCCGCCAGAAGCAGCGTCAGAGGCAGCCCAACCGCACTGCGAGGGAACAGCCCCGTAGCGCGGATGGTCGCTTCAAGCAGGCGCAGCAGCAGTTCAGGGAGAACCCCAACACGAGGGGTGCCTTCGCGAACATGAAGCTGGCCGACTTGCAGCGGCAGAGGCGCACCAATCGCTGATTCGACATTGAGGAGAGAGAGCCATGCCCGGCTTTGATTCATACACCCAGCTGCGACAGGCTGAGGACGTACAGGACGAGATCTACAACATCTCGCCCATCGATAACCCCGTAGCGAGCATGTCTCGCACCATCCGTGCTACCGGCAAGCTGCACGAGTGGACCGAGGACGAGCTTCCCACGGCAGGCAAGAACGCTGTCGTTGAAGGCGCGGCCGCCGGTGCGGATACCTCCAGCCCCGTGGTCGAGATGAGCAACTTCTGCCAGATCATGACCGAGGTCGCTGAAGTCACCGGCACCCTCGAGACCGTCGACAAGTACGGCCGCGACTCGGAGATGGCGTACCAGCTCGAGCTGAAGTACGGCAAGCTGGCCAACGACGAGGAGCTGGCAATCGTCGGCGCCCCGGGCGGCACGCGCCAGACCGCGGTCGCTGGTGACAGCACCACGCCTCGAGAGATGGCCTCGATCTACCCGCAGGTAGACGCCAGCCACATCATCGACGCCACGGCAGCTACCGACACGGTCGCGCTCGAGGACTTCCTCCTGCAGGCGCACCTCGCGGCCTACCTCGACGGCGGCATGCCCAACTACGTCGTGACGGATCCGGCCTCCGCCGGGTACTTCGCGTCGTTCGCCCTTTCCGCAGGCCGGGACCGGGACATCGCAGACCGCACGCTGGTCAACGTGATCGACCTGTACGTCTCGACCTACGGCGAGCTGAACGTGGTGCTGGATCGGAACATGACCCAGACCAACAACGCGATGCTCCTGATCGACTTCGAGTACACGGCGACCCCGGTCCTGCGTCCGACGTCCGATTGGCCGATCGCGAAGCTGGGCGACAGCGACAAGCGGCAGATCCTTCGTGAGAGCACGTTCGCGGTGCTCAACTCGAAGGCGCACGCCGCCGTCGACAACGTGCCTTCCGGTCTGACGCCTCCCTAATGGCGCACCGTAAGGTCATTGCTCGTGCTGTAGGCGACTACTCGCGCAGCGTGTTCATGGAAAGCGGACACGTTGTGCGGCACGAGCATCAGGAAATCGGGCCTGCCATGCGGCGGGCTCGACTTCTTGAGCAGCTCAACAGGCATGGTGGTGGTGGACCGTCCAACCGGACCTACATCGGCACCATCCCCATGGTCATGCTCACCGACTGGCTGAAGCAGCGCGGCTACACCTACGACCAATTCGCGCGCAACGAGGGCGGCACCCGCTGTCCGATCGGCGCAGATCCCGTGGCTCATGCGACCCTAGATGGCGGTGTCCGCAGCGAGTTCTTGCGTTTCTTCCTAACGCGGGAGCACAGTAAACTGCACACGCAGCATACGACGACGCGCCGCGAGCGCAGCAGCGTCGCCGGCATCGAGATAGGGGGACGCAATGAGAACATACGGCGAGCTGAAGGAAGCTCTGGCGGCGTGGTTAAACAGGCGCGACCTGACGGACCAGATTCCGGGGTTCATCCAGCTAGCGGAAGCTGACATCTTTCGCACCCTGCGCTGCAGGGACAACGAGTACACGGCTCGCTACGACAACACCGCGGACCCGGGCTTGTTCAAGAGCCTCCCCTTCAATTTCCTCGAGATGCACAACGTGTTCTGGAACGGGCGCGCGCTGCAGCAGGTGTCCGAGCAGCAGCTGCAGGCGATGCGCTCCTACGGGGGCGCTGTTCCACGTGAAACACAGTTCTTTTCCATCTGGGGCCGGCAGATCGACTTCTACCCGGAGATCCCCGATGACCCGGCGGAGTGGGGCGACAGCGTCCTCCAGTACAACTACTTCGGCGGCGAGAACCTGTCCGGGCAGCTCGTCGACTGGGGCGCCCCGCTCAACCCCGGGATGCCGCAGAGCAACCCCGTCAGTGACCGCGGCAACGCCACCAGTGATCTTGTGAACGAGCCCGGCAAGGCCGACGTCGACGACGCCAACACTACCCGCCTGCTGCTTCGCCAGCCCAACCTGTACCTGTATGGCTCGCTGCACCACGCGCACGACTTCCTGCAGCGGCACGACGAGGCCGACCGCTGGCTCCAGAAGTGGTCGCAGGTGATGGAGGCTATTGAGCGGGCGTCCGCTGAGGCGGACTTCACGGGCTCCACCGCCACCAACATCAACCCGTACCCTGACGACATCAGGGTACACAGGGGAGGGCTTGCGATATGAGCATTGCAGACCTGACGGCTAACACCCCGGCCGACAGCGACAACATCGGCAACGGCGCCGGCAAGATCCGCGAGATCACCAATGCCTTGATCGAAGCCTTCCCCGCGGTAGCTGGCGCGATCGAGAACACGAGCGGCGAGGGCAACGATCCGCCCACGCATATCGACTTCTCCAATCTGTTTAACCGGATCAAGGCCCTCGAGGATGCGATTTCCGCGGCTGACACCGGCCCCGGTGGCGGCGCCCCGATCTCCCTGATCCCGACGGGCTTGATCTGCATGTGGAGCGGCACCATCGGCAACATCCCAGCCGGCTGGGCCCTGTGCGATGGCGCCGGCGGGCGGCCGGATCTGCGCGACCGGTTCATCATCGGTGCGGGCGACACCTACAACGTCGGCAACACCGGGGGCTCCCTGCAGACCGGGGACAGCGGCGAGGCAGCGACCATCACCCTGAACCTCGCGGACCACGTGCTCACCGAGGCGAACATCCCCGAGCACGAGCACTTCATTGCCCATAACAGCGGAGCTGACCCACTCAGTCCGACAGGTGTAGGTGCGGGCGACTATGCGGCTGTGCGCCGTCAGGACGCCAACGACGACGCCTACTTCCTGTCCGCGCAGGTGGGCGCCAACAACAACGAGAGCAACGTGGGGCGCACCAGCGCCTTCGGACAGGCCTCTCCGGCCCCGCTGACGCACGATGCAGCCAGCGCGACGATCTCCGGGCACTCGCACGACGCTGTGCCGCCCTACTACGCGCTCGCCTTCATCATCAAGCTGGCGCCGACACCCTAATGTTCCTCCCGCTCCGAGACTTTGGGCGCTACGGCGCTGTTCAGGACACTCTCGCGGCCTCCCTGCCCATAGGCACGTGGTCGGAGGTGCTCAACATGCGCTTCTCCGGCATCGAGCTGGAGAAAATGCTCGAGGCGACGCTGTTCGCGAGCCCCAACGGGCCCTCCGACACCCCGCTTGCCGGCGACCTGATCTGGTTCCAGCCGTGGACGGACGGGCGCACCACCAACATGGCCGCGGTGTTCAACTTCGTGACCGAGGAGCGCCTGTACGTCTGGCAACGCTCCACGGAGGCCGATCCGGGTCGCTGGGTCCAGCGTGGCGGCCCGTACATCCCCGGGGGCAACTGGCAGTCCTTCGAGTGGGGCAACTCTGTCGTGTTCAACAACGGCTTGAACCCGCCGCAGATCTGGGACAGCAACAACGCGACCTTCGTCGACCTGCCCAACTGGGGGCTCGTCTCGACCGCGCAGGACATTGCCAACGACTCCGAGCCTACCCGGGACACCGGAGCCCTGTGCGAGGTGATCATGCCCCTGAGGGGCTTCCTCGTGGCCTGTGGCATCACTGAGGGCGGCAGCAGCAATCCCAACAAGGTGTGGTGGTCTGACGCCGTTACGGACGTCTCCGTGGCTGGTGCGCCCTCGTGGGACTACGAGAGCCCTGCGACCCTGTCCGGGCAGAGCGAGGTGGGCCTTGGCGACGGTAGGATCCGCACGGCGCTCCCCCTGAACGAGAACCTGATCATCTACACCGATGGCAGCGCGACCCGCATGCAGGTGGTCGGCGGCGCGATCGTCATGCAGTTCCGCCGGATCTTCAACAAGGGCGCCGCGGCCCTGAACACGGTGGCCGAGTTCAACAACCGGCACTTCGTGATCTCCCGGGACGCGATCTATATCCACGACGGATCGACGGTGCAGGAGATCGCGAAGGACCGCGTCGAGGACACGTTCTTCCGCCGCGCCGGCAAGAGCGGTCGCTTCGGTGGCTCAGAGGTCAACTGGTACGAGTGTCAGGTGGTCGAGAACCCGCAGCGGAAGGAGATCTACGTCTGCTTCTTCTCGG